ACCTTCTGTTGCATCAACATAAATAAATTGAGCTGTTGTATTATTTTGGTAAATAGCATAATCACTTGCAGATCCATTAATATTAGAACCATTTCTACCAATAGTTAAATTATTTGTTCCAAAAGTTCCTGTATAATCTGAAACGGCTACTACATTTCCTGCACTTGGTGTTGCTGGCAGTGTAACTGTAAAAGCTGCTGAAGTCGTATCACAAAAATAACCAACTCCTGATACAGCTGTAAAACCTGATGTCTTTTTTGTAGTATCCCAAGATACTTCACCTGTAGAACCAAATCCTGCTGCGGTTGCTCCACATCCAAGAGTTACCGTATCACCAGAAGCACCTAGTGTTAAGGTAGTTCCGCATTGTGGTTCGACTGTATTTACTTCTATTTTAGACAATGACTAATACTCCTGTAACTGTGATTGTGCCAGGTATTGTAATAGGTCCTGCTAGTACACCGTTTTCAATTGTTTGTGTACCATCAATAGTACCTGCTTGGTTTGGTATAAATTCATTAGGGGCTGTTCCGCCTCCAATATATTGGATTCCATTTACTATCGCCGTCATTGTTCCTCCTACGAACTAATTGTGTCGATGTATGAAGTAACTACATCTAAACTAGATGCAGTATCACTAACTGCTTCAAGTACATCTCCGCTTTTTAAAACTATCTTCGCGCCACCTTGAATTAATTCAATTGCAGAATTTGGTGGAATTGCAACTCCTTTTGCTAAAAAGAAATCGTTACCACCGTTTGCAATTTTAACATCAACTAAAATAGTAGACGATACAATGTTACAACATCTGATTCCAATAACTGCATCATAATTACCTGCAGTCAATAAAGCTTGGTCTGATGTTCCAATTTGTCTTTGAAGATCGTTTCTAAAATCTTGTGCCATATTTTTTTCCTATTTATAACGCAACAGCCATTGCAAGTGCAAAACCTGCTGAAGCTGCTCCGACTGGTGTTCCTGTTGCGTCCAGGTAAACCGATTTACTTGCTGGTAAAGTACAGAATACATCTTTTGTACCTGCTGCAAAGTTAACAGCTGCATCTGAATTAGAACTGGAGATAACTGTAGTTCTAGTTAGATTTGCACTTGAACCATCTAATGTTCCAAGTCCGACTTCAAACTCTGTTGTACCTTGATTAAAGATACAATAGTAAGTCGTATTGTTGTTTCCTATGCCTTGTGCAAAAGTTTCAAAACCAGTTACTGCTGCTCCAAGTGCCATTGCACCTGTACCAGTAGTTGTGCTCGTTACTTTTACTCTGTCGTTTATTACCAACGCCATAAATTTTCTCCTTAACTCATACTAATAATTGCATTAGCAGGTGTAGTTGGATCAGGGAACGTAATAGTGAAATCACCATTCGTTGCTGTCTTACTTCCACCAAAATCTAAAACCACTACTAGTCTATTTGCTGTACCATCAACTGTATCAGAATTGTATATTGCTGCATAAGCTGCAGAAAAAGTTGCGCTTGACCAAGTTACATTTGCAAAGTCAACTGAAGCAACCGCTGTACCTGAAGCAACTCCATTATTAGTTAAAGTTTTAACCGCATAGTTAGAACCTCCACCTGAACTTACTTCGTCAGTAGCTGAATATACAGTACTTGATGTTGTGTATGGAAAAGATCCACTTCCAACATACAGAGACAGTTTAAAAGTGTTTCCTCCTGAATTCTGAAAATCGTGTTGTCCAGAAAAGAGTGCACCTCTAAAACTAAAAGGTATTATATTTGCCATATTATTTTATCTCCTTAATTACTTGATGGTGGTTTTACGTTTAGTTGAGCACGAACTTCACCATCTTGATATTCGTCTCTGCGTCTGATACCGATTTGCTCGATAGCGTACGATTCTAAAGCTTCATTATATTGCGCTTGATAGTATTGTAACATATCCTGCGGACCTTTCAAGTATCCATATGCATTTACCAGACAAGCGTACAAAAGTAAATCTTGATATTTGTTTGACAGATAAGTTCCAGTTGTGGC